CACATGGGGCATCGATTTCAATTGCCCGATCTCGGCCGATGTGGATATCGGCGATGACTGGAATCACATGGAAACTATCTCACTTACTTAGGAGACAACTCAATGTCTGAAAGCTTTACTGGTACAGTTCAAGCCGTTCGCGGTGACCGCAAGGGTGTTAAGGTCAACAACGAATGGTACTCGGTACGGGACGCCAGCGTCTATGGCACCGTCGCAAAGGGTGACACGGTCAGTGGTACGTTCACCCGTAATGGTCGCTGGATCAACTGCGATGACGCCAGCATACAGGTCACCAAGGCTGCGCCACCCGCGGCCGGCGGCGGTGGCGGTGGTGGTAACGGTGGTGGACACAAGTCCGGTTACCGTGAGGTGGATGAAATCATCCGCACCACAGCGCTGGAAGCAGCAGTGGACTTCGCCGCGTCGAGCCTGTCAGGTGACTATGCAACGGATATCGAGTATGTCCTGAAGACTGCTGACTTGTTCGTTGCCTACACCAAGGGCATGATCGATGTGGGCGCTATGGCTACACCAGCACCGGCAGCACCGGCAGCACCGGCACCGATACCCGCACCGGTTCCGGAGCCTGAGCCCGAGCCTGCCCCTCAGCAGGAAGCAACACCGGCAGTTCAGCCGTCCGCATTGTCTGCGTTCTTAGGCAACAAGTAATATCAACCACGCACATGGACGTGCTCCTTCGGGAGATCACATTGAAAGCATTAGTTGATATCGATAGCATGATCATCGCAGCCGGGGCGCTCGGTGAGAACGTGTACTACGAGATAGACGGGTACCGCTTCGACTACATCAAGGAAGCGAAGGCATACTGTGAGAAAGAAGTCAGGCCACCGGCCGACATCGTTCGTGGAGTTGACGCCTTACCTGTCAGTCACGCAATCAACATACTCAAGCAAACGTATCGGGCATCCGTGGAAGCAGCGGGCTGTGTCGAGGACGAATGCTACCTTTCTCCAACAGACAAGAGCAACTACCGGTTCAAGATCTATCCGGAGTACAAGGCCAACCGCAAGAACGTGGTCAAGCCTGTACACTTCGAAGCTCTAAGGGCGTTCGCTATCCGGCACATGGGGGCCGTGGTCTGTACCGGGATGGAAGCAGACGATATGCTCTGCATCCGTGCCCATGAGATAGGTCTGGACGAGGTGGTAATCATATCGGTGGACAAGGACATGAAGCAGGTACCGTGCCGGCACTACGACTGGCGGAAGAAGTCACCCATCCTACACGTCACGCCATGGGAAGGGTGGTGCCTGTTCTACACCCAACTGCTGACCGGTGATACGGTTGACAACATCAAGGGCTGTCCGAAGATTGGACCAGCGAAAGCAGCGGCTGCACTCAAGGACTGCACGACCGAAGAGCAGCTACTGGACACATGCCTGCAATTGTACATCAAGCAATACGACGGTGACACGAAAGAAGGCACGGAGATGATGGCGGTTAACGCTCAACTCCTCAGACTACTGGAGACCAGACCATGATTAAGGGCAAGCGTCGTATCCGCCGATACGTGAAACTTAAACGGCTCTGGGAGACGGCGCTGATCAAGCACGACACAACAGCGGTCCGAGTATACCGCACTGAATGGGAGTTAATGCAGTGAAGATCGTTACACGTATGAACGCACTGGCACAGGACAACGCCATTGTTGCACTGCAGGTCGAAGTGGACAAGCTTCGCGATGCAGTTCGCACGCTCAAGGCGGAGAACCATCCCATCTACATGCGGGCGAAGGTCGGGGTGATCTGTGTTGAGGTGCCCCAGCGTCAAGCTTTGTCCATGCTTGCGAACAGACTACTGACGATCAAGGCCGGCCGGCAGGAACAGCTCGCCTTCAAGAAACCGCAGACGTTGTGGCAGTGGATCAAAGGGCTGCGCGGTGTGTGGTCGTGAGGGTGTTCACGAGGGAGCGCTTCGGTAACCTGTGCGATGGGATGGCGTACGCTGCGCTGACCAATGACCCAGGTGTTGCACTGCTATTCGCCATGGAGATCGCACACTATGAACAACTATCGTAGCGGCTATGAGTCGCTGGTCGGCCAGGACTTGCAAGAGCGGGGTATCTACTTTGAGTTTGAAAAGCTTAAGATCAAGTACGTGTCGACTGTACGCGGCGGAGTATGCACAGCGTGTGGGTCCAAGAAAGTGGGGAAAGCGAGGGTGTATACGCCGGACTTCGTTATCCCGCGCAACCCTAACCCCGAGCATAACCTCATTGTTGAGGCGAAGGGACGTTTCCCGTCAACTGATAAGTCGAAGATGCGAGACATCAAGAAGGCAAACCCAGCGCTGGATATCCGCATACTGTTCCAGAAGAGGAGCAACAAACAGGCTAGTGAATGTCAGGCTTGGGCTGATAAGAACGGATTCAGGTGTGCGTTTGGCACACACGTACCGGATGAATGGTTAGTCCCATGATGTTCATTACACTGTTCATCGCCTCGTTCGTCTTCGTATTCTTGAAGGCGTTCCAGCAACGCAACGTAGCATTCGACCACTACAAGTGGGTGTTGCCATGTAGCTTTGGAATGGCAGCGACCGAGGTCTACGTCATTGCCGCCATAGTCGTTACAGGTTACAACTTCTGGGCTGTGGTCGGTATGGGATTAGGCGGCGGCACTGGTGCACTCGCTTCAATGTACTTACATCGCAAGTTCCTCGGGAGTAAATCATGACATACGATCCAAACACAGCAACCCCGGAAGAGGTCGAGGCCCATCGCCAGGAGAAGATCGCACGGATCAAGGCATCACCTAAGTACCGGGCGAAGGTAATACAGGGAGTCAAGACCCGTTACTCCCGCGGCCTCAACAACAAGCTTGCCCAGGAAGGCGCTCGCCAGTCAGGACGGTGGCTTGGCCTTGTTCCTAGGAGCACTGCTTTGATGAACCATTGCAAGGCCCGGAACTACGGACGCAACAAGACCAACGAGAACATGCGCCGCGAAATGCAGCGTGCACCCCTTCACACATTCAAGCGCGAGGACTACGCATGAACCGACTGCCTTCACACATCGTTATCCCTGACATTCAGATCAAGCCCGGCGTGCCGATGAACCACTGCGAGTGGATCGGTAAGTACATCGCTGAGAAGAAACCGAACGCCGTTATCAATCTCGGTGATCACACGGACATGACCAGCCTGAGTAGCTGGGATCGTGGTACCCTGGACTTCGAGGGTCGCCGGTACGAAGGTGACATCGAGTCAAGCCAACTGGCAAACGATCTGCTGACAGCACCGTGCTGGGAACAAGGTCTATGGGACGACACCGAATGGCACATCATGTACGGCAACCACGAGCACCGCATCGAGCGCTTCGTTCAGAAGAACCCGGAGCTGGCCGCATTCGTGGACAAGGCCAACCTGGAGTACGATTACTACTACGATCACGTGCATGATTTCCTCGTGCCGATCTGCATCGATGGTGTGACGTACGCACATTACTTCTACAACCCAAACACCGGTCGGCCATTTGGTGGCATGATCGAGACACGGATCAAGAACGTGGGTATGACGTTCACCATGGGTCACCAGCAAGGACTGCAGTACGGTTTGCGTACGCTGAACAATGGCAAGCGTGAGCACGGACTGATCGCTGGTTCCTGTTACCTGCACCGTGAGAAGTATCTGGGTCCACAGGGCCATGACCACTGGAATGGAATCATCCAGAAGTACAACGTCAACGATGGTGACTATGACATCAAGGTCGTGTCGCTTGACAGTCTCTGCCAGCGCTACGAAGGCATGCCACTGTCTGAGTTCCTTCGCCTGAAAGATCGCCTGATTGAGGTACCCGCATGATCACGTTCATCAAGAAGAACACCACCGAGAACCCGGACACCGGGATCATTACTTACTACGAATACAGCCAGGAGGAGCTGCAGGCACTGTACGTCGCCAAGCCGTCCAAGTTCATACAGGTCACTGAGTCGCACGCCGAACAGGTGTTACGTCCGCAGAACCGCTACCAGGAGGTTGACATCGATGCAATCACTAAGGCAATTGCTGCTATATCAGCAGATACAGCAGGAGCAGATCGCCCGGCAACAGGGCGGCGCATTACCAACCGCAAGCGGCACAGCGGCGGCAACCCTCGCAATGGCTA